GTGCAGCTATGAGTTTGCGCGACGACATGAAGATGATCATCGAGNGCTACAACAATCGCCGCGGCGCGCTGTGCCACGACGCGACGCTGATCGACATCTTCGAGGGCAACCTCCTCCAGTATGTCGAGGAGGACCTCGCGCGGCAGCTCTCGCCGCAGTCGTATGAGCAGTGTCGCCACCGTATCCCGCCGATCAACCTGCTGACGAAGGTGATCGACAAGATGAGCACGATCTTCGAGCCGACGCCGGTTCGCCGGATCGCCAACGGGACGGGCACCGAGTCGGACGAGGCGCTGCTCCAGTGGTATCTCGAGCGCCTCCCGCTCAACGAGGCGATGACGTCAGCGCTGGAGCTGTACAACCTGTGCAAGGCTGAGCTGCTGCAGCCTTTCGTCCATCAGGGCAAGCCTTCGGTGCGCGCCATCCCGAACGACCGCTTCTTCGTCCTTGGCTGTGACCCCGTCGACCCGAAGCGCGTCACACACATCGTCACCTTCGATGCGCGAGGCGAAGGAAGCGTGCGCTTCACGGCCTACACCGACGAGGAATTCCTGATCTTCAACGAGAAGGAGGAGCCCGACGGCGAGGCCATGCTGGCTCTCGAAAATCCCGAGGGGCGCAACCCCTATGAGGTCCTCCCCTTCGTCTACCGGGCCAATGCCCGCTTCAGCGTGACACCCAAGCAGGACTCCGACGTCCTGCGCATGGTCAAGCTGATACCGCTGCTGCTCTCGGACCTGAACTACGCGGTCATGTTCCAAGCCTTCAGCATCTTCTACGGGATCAACGTCGACGACGAGAACGTCAGGGTGGGACCCAACGTCTTCTGGCGCTTCAAGCAGGACAAGAACACCGAGAGCAAGCCCGAGGTGGGGACGATCAAGCCGCAGGTGGACATCGCCGAGGTCATGTCGCTCGTCCAGTCCGAGCTCGCGCTGTGGCTCAACACTCGAGGCATCCGCCCGGGCGCCATCGGCAAGCTCGAAGCGGACCAGTTCGCGTCGGGCATCAGCAAGCTGATCGACGAGATGGACACGTTCGAGATCCGGGCGAAGCTGGTCAACGTGTTCACGGCGATCGAGGCTGAGTTTTGGGACATCCTGATGCACAAGCTGCATCCCATCTGGGCCGCGCGCGGCCTTGTCGAGCAGCGGGCGCTGTTCACTGCGGGCGCCAAGGTCGAGACGGTCTTCGCGAAGCAGCTGCCGATGACGAGTCGCGGCCAGGTCGTCACGGACCAGAAGGCTGAGGTCGACGCCGGCTTCACCACGCGCAAGCGGGCGATCAAGACGCTCAACCCGAGCATGTCGGATGACGAGGTTGACGCGCTCATTGCGGAGATCGAGGAGGAGGGGACGTCCGCGCCGCCACCACCGCCCGCGACAGACAACGAGGGCGGCGGCGACGATGACGACCGCGAAGACGCTGGCGCTGCATAAGGTCGGAAGCCGTGGCAACGAAGCACCAGAAATTCACGATCGACGTCCCCCGCGACCTGTCCGCCGACCAGCGCGACCAGCTCGCCGACGACGTCATCGAGTACATCAAGCAGCGCACCGAGAGCGGGCGCGACGTCGACGGGCGTCGCTTCGTCGGCTACAGCGAAGCCTACATGCGCTCGCTGGATTTCAAGATCGGTGGCAAGTCGAGCAAGGTCGACTTGACGCTGTCGGGCGACATGCTTGCGGCCATCGAGGTGCTGTCGTCGAGGCCGGGGAAGATCGTAATCGGCTTTGCGAACGGCTCGCCGGAGAACGCGCGTGCCGACGGCAATATCCGCGGGACTTATGGGCGGAAGACGGCGGATCCGAAGAAGGCGCGGCCCTTCCTCGGGATCAGCGACAGAGATCTGGATAAGCTGCTGAGGTTTTACGAATGAAAACACCCATTGGAAGGGGAAAAAATGAGTGCTCGCTTTGACTATGTGAAATACGACGAGATCGCACAGGCAACCCAGAGTCGTATGAAGCAGAAATTTTTGGATCTTGAGGACGCGATCGAGCATGGTCTAGTCAACGGTCGCGCAAAGTCGCTGGTCATGACGAAGCTGGAAGAAGCTTACATGTGGATCGGCAAGGCGATACGCGACGACCAGGTAGCGACGCGGGCTGCTGATCTCCAGGAAGGGCGCAGCAACGAATGAGCAGCGCCCGCAAAGACCTCGGCGCCTTCACCGACAAGCTCCGCAAAGCCGTCGGCAACTCCGCAAAGCAAGCTGCGCTCAAGCCGCTCGGCGAAGAAGCCGTGCGCCTGATCGTCACGCGTACGCGCCTCGGCTACGGCGTCACCGACGATGGCCAGGAGCGCGCCAGGCTCAAGCCGCTGTCGAGCCGCTGGATCGCACAGCGCAAGCGCCTCGACGAGGAGGCGGCGATCCTGTCGCAGTTCACGACCACGGCGCGCTCGAACCTCACCTTCACCGGGCAGATGCTCGACTCGATGCAGGTGATCCGCATCGCTCAGGGCCAGATCGTCATCGGCCCCAAGGGATACCGCACCGATCCGCTATCGCGCGGGCTGAGCAACGAGCAGGTCGCGAACTACGTCGCGGCCGCCGGCCGCAAGTTCAACAACCTCTCGCGCCTCGAGCAGGCGCAGCTCGTGCGCTTCTACCGCCGCAAGTTCGGCGACCTTCTTCGGAACGAGCGACTCGATGCCTTGACGCGCGAGTCTTGACAATCATCGTCACCTGTGGAGATTATCCATGTCAGACACCCCGCCAGTCGTTCCCCCTGTGGGCGGAACACCACCGGTCCCTGTGGGACCCGGCAGCACTGGAGAGGGCAGCGGAACGCCGCCGCCCAGCTCGGTCAGCTACGAAACTCATCGCCAACTTCTCGACGAGAAAAAGAAGTCCGACGCACGCCTGCGCCAACTCGAAGACGAGAAGGCGGAACGCGAGCGGAAGGACCTCGAGTCCAGAGGCGACTTCGAAAAGCTGCTAGCGCAAGAGCGCGAGCGCAGCGCGGAGCTCGCTGCAAAGCTCGGTCTCGTCGAGGAACGCGAGACAGGTCGACGCAAGCTTGCGAGTGTGCTGAGCGCGCTCAACGGCCACGTCGAGTCGAAATACTTCGACCTCATCCCAATCGGCGACGTGATCGTCGATCCGACGTCGGGCGAGGTCGATCAAACCAGCGTGGCGCGAGTCGTCGAGAAGGTCCGGGCGAACTACCCGGAGATCATCAAAGCCAAGACGGGCCCGGGTTTGCCGAGCGCTGCGCCACAAGGCGGCGCGACGCCGGCCGGCAAGATCAAGAGCAGCGACTGGCGCAAGTTGCCAGCCGCTGAAATGCGCAAATGGAAGCCTGACCAGGTGATCCCGGACTGATCCGCGATCCCCCCTGGTCAGCGAAACGACCAGGGGGACCAATGCTCACGCTCGCACAAGTCCAGGACCAGATCACCACGCACTGGTCGCCGATCTTCACGCAGCGCCTCAAGGAGGTCTTGCTGCTTGGGGGCCTCGTCAACAAGGACTACGAGGGCGAGATCCGGCAGGGCAATACCGTCCGCGTCAGCCAGGTGAACGCGCTCACAGCTGAGCTGCGAACCGTCGGCGTCGACGCGAGTACGTTCGGCACGTCGTCGTTCTCAACGTCCAAAGTCGACCTCGTCGTCGACAAGCGCGCCGTGTGCGGTCTCGAAGTCGAGGATCTGGTTGAGCTGCAGTCGCAGATCGCGAAGCAGCAGGTCCAGGACGAGATGATCTTCGCGGTTGCGAAGCAGATCAACGACTACCTCTACTCGCTGTGCAGCCCCTCGACATCCAACCCCGATCACGTGATCGGATCAACGTCGTCTCTCGCTCTCGACGAATTGGCACTTGCGCGACGCCTAGCGTCCGAGGCGCTCTGGCCGGACGACGGCCAGCGCTATGGCCTGATCTCGCCGCAGTACTGGGAGACCATCCTGAAGAACACGACGCTGTCGAGCGGCGACTACGTCGAGGACAGCCCGGTGATCAACGGGCAGAAGGCTCGCCGCCTGCTCGGCTGGAACCTCTATGAGGACAACAGCCGGACGGGCAAGCTCGCGACGTTCCTCCACCCGAACTTCATGCTGTTTGCACAGCAGCAAGCGCTGAACATGAAGGTGTCCGACCTGCACGGCAACAAGCAGTTCGGCTACGTCATGTCCGTGGACACGATCTTCGGGGCGAAGCTCGGGATCAACGGCAACGTCAAGCACATCCAGTTCACGAGCTGATCCGCGACGGCTCGAACCACACCTATTCGCGCGGCGCACGGCGCCGCTCTAAGGAGTCAAGTCGATGGCTGCTGTCGCGAAGAAAAAAACAGTCGGCGTTGCGTTCACGAACCAGCGCGAGATCGTGCGCGTGCGCTATGACTTCGCGGTCGACGGTGGGGCGCAGGGCGCGCTCGACCTCCTCGAGGCGGACGGACCGCTCGTCGTAGTCGACTTCTGGGCCCACGTCGTGACCGCAGTCCTGTCGAGCGGCTCTGCGACGATCAAGGTTGGCTTTACGGGCGTCGACAACAAGCTGATCACCGTCGGTGAAGGCGCGAAAGCGAACTACTCGATCGGCGCCGTGCTCAAGGCGCTGCCGACGATCACGCTCTCGGAGGGCACGCCAAACACCGCGGTCATGGGACTGCCGCTCCCATACAAGATGGCAAGCGGCGACAAAGCGCTCATGACGATCGGCACCGAGGCGCTCCAAGCCGGCGTGATCGACTTCGTCTTCGAGTGCATGCGCGTCTAAGGGAACCCATGCGATCGATTCAGCGAGTGCTGCATCAGGCGAGCGACGTCAGTGAGGCGGTCAACGACTTCCGCACTGGCGCCGCCGCTTTCGCCTACACGGCCGGCGAGTACCTCTATGTGGGCGCCGAGGTGCCGTTCAACCAGCTCTGGATCGAGCCTGGGACAGCGAATGCTGCGGCCGCGGCCGTCGCCGTCGAGGTGTGGTGGGCGAATGCTTGGGTGTCCGTCGTCGATCTGGTCGACGGTACCCGTGTATCTAGCGCGCCGCTGGCGCAGGCCGGCCGCGTGCAGTGGGCGCTGAACATCTCGAAGGGCTGGGACCGGGAGCAAGAGAGCGCGCGCGTCACCGGGCTGTCGGGGACGAACATCTACTGGATGTACTGGCTGCGCATGTCGTGGTCGGCGTCTCTCAGCGCGACTCTGAAGTACGTCGGCCAGCGCTTCAGCGCGGACACCGACCTCTACGGCTACTACCCGGACCTGAACAACGCCGCGCTGAAGACGAGCTTCGCCGCCGGCAAGACCGACTGGGTCGAGCAGGCATACATGTCCGCCGAGATCATCGCCCGCGACCTGATCGGCCGAAAAATCATCATGGCCCGCGGCCAGATTTTCGACCACGCGCGCATGCTCGAACCGAGCGTGCATAAGACCGCCGAGCTCATCTACCGCGGCCTCGGCCAGGCTTTCGAGCCGAACCGGCTCGCAGCCGCGCGTGACTACGCGGCGTCGATGAACCGCGACTTCTTCCGCGTCGACGCCAACGCCGACGGACACCTCGAGCCGCGCGACAAGCGGATGTCAACGTCCTACATGACCAGGTGAGCAGTGTCGAAGATCAGCTCAATCCGCGCGTATATCGAGACGCTGGTCGCCACCACGCTGCCGACCTACGCCCAATGCGCGAACCCATACAGCCCTGAGGCCAACAGCCAGCTGACGCTCCAGAAGGGCTTCGGCGTCGGCGTAGGCCCTGGCGAGGCATTCAAAGCAGAGATCTGCCCCAAATACGGGCAGCGCCGGCTGTTCAACATCCTGCTCGTCAACCTCGTCACGTCGATGCCCAACAACGTGGCAGCCTTCCACGCGCTGGAAGACGCGATGCTCGAGGACCTGCACGCGATCCGCAAGAAGCTCGAAGCCGAATTCGTCCTCGGGGGCAATGCCATCCAGTCGGACTACCAGGGCGACAGCGGCATCCAGTTTTTGTCCGGCGACAAGTTCAAGTTCATCTCCATCAGCGTCGACTACTTCGTCCTCTACCGCGAGGACCTGTAAGGGGGTCTCATGGGCTCGATTGCTACCCGTTCCAGCGTCCTCGCGATCAAGGTCGAGTCCTCCGAAGGCACGCCGGTGCCGCCGGCAGGGGCGACCGACTACCTCGCGCTCCAAGACGACTTCGAGATTTCGCCGCAGTTCGACACGCTCGAGAGCGCCGAGCTGCGCGCGTCGATCGGCCGCGCCAAGCCGATCCTCGGAGCCGAGAACCCAACGGCGAGCGGCTCCCACTACCTCCGCCATAGCGGCATAGAAGGGCAGGAGCCGGACTACGGCGACGTGATCTACGCTGCCTTTGGCGCCCGCGCCGTCGCCGGCACCGAATACGATACCGCGTCGAGCAGCACGGTATCGCTGCTCAAGGTTGGCTCAGGGGAGGCCGACACGTTTCAGCGCGGCGAGGTCGTGCTGATCAAGGACGCCACCAACGGCTACCGGATCCGCGCTCTTACGGCAGCGGCTGGCACCGACCTCACCCTTGGCTTCCAGGTGCCGAACGCTCCGGCGTCGGGCGTCAACCTTGGCAAGTGCGTGCTCTACTACCCGGCGGATGACAGCCACCCGTCGCTTAACCTGTGGCACTACCTCGGCAACGGCGGCGCACTCCAGATGCTGGCGGGTGGGCGCGTCACCGAGTTCAGCGTCGAGGCATCCGCCGGCGAGCTGCTCAATGCCAGCTACAGCATTGAGGCACTGGCCTACTACTTCAACCCGATCCAGATTACGAGCTCGACGCGCTATATCGACTGGGAAGACGACGATGGCACATTTGCCGCGGCCGTCGCGATCGGCTTCTACAAGGATCCGCACGAGCTCGCCGACGCGATCCAAACGGCGATGAATGACACGGCGTCGACCGAGGTCTACACGGTCACCTACCTCGATGCGAGCGGCAAGTTCAAGATCGTCGGCACGGGCACGCTGCTGACGCTCAAGTGGAACACGGGCACCAATACGGCCAACTCCATCGCTTCGAAGATCGGCTACAGCACCGCGGCCGACAGCAGCGGCACGGGCGCCACGACGGGCTATACGTCGCCGAATGCGGTGTCCTGGGCTTCGCCGTATAGCCCGACGCTCGACAGCGCCGATCCGCTCGCGGTGAAGGGCCACGAGGTCATGCTCGGCGACGCCGACGACTACGTCTGCGCCAACCTGAGCAGCGTTAGCTTCAGCCTGAGCAACAGCCGACGCGTCACGCCCAGCATCTGCGCCGAGAGCGGCCGCTCCGGCTCGAAGATCACCGAGCGGACCGTCACGATCAGCGGGACGTTCGAGCTGCAGCAGCACGACGTCGACAAGTACCGCCGCTTCCGCTCCGGAACCTCGACGCAGCTGCAGTACAGCTTCGGGATCAAGGTCGGGGGCAGCTGGGTGCCGGGCAAGTGCGGTGCGCTCTTCGTGCCGGCCTTTGTCATCACGAGCTTCAAGATCAGCGACGACGACGGCGTTGCGACTTGTGAGTTCGAAGGCGAAGCCGTCCTCGCTGAGGCATATCTCGGCCTCGTGTGATTCACACTTTTCATCGAGAAGAGAAATGGAAAATACCTTCGTACCGAAGATCTGCGAGAGCACGAAGACCGACAATGGCATCGAGGTGCCGCCGGACTATATCGGCACCGTGACGCTCCGGATGCCGACCTTCGACGAGCGCATCGCCTTCTACGACGACGCCGAAGTGTCGATGGACACCGAGGGGCTCGGGCCTGAGGCGCTCAAGGCGCGCAACAAGAAGCTAATCCGCCATGTCAGTCGCCAGGTCAGGCACCACTTCGTGCGCGCCGACATCGTCCGCGTCGCGGATGGCTTCCGGATCACGCAGCTCGAGCAGCTGCAACACGACACCGACATGATCGCGGTCATGATGGAAATCAGCCACAAGTTGGTCGGCAAGTTCGCTGTGGGTGCCGTGGGAAACGGGGGCTCGAGCATCTCTCCGAGTACGTCACCGCCTTCTACCGCGGCCACCCCCGACCCTGGAGTCCCGCAAGCGAGCTGATCGACGAGTATATCGCGCGCAAGCGCCTCGCGAAGATGGGCATCACGAGCTCGACGAGCGAGGTCCCGGCCTGGAAGTGCGACGCCTTCTTGGCGATCGACGGGCAGTTCGAAAAACTCGCGCAGCGTAGGCGGCGAAGCAAGAAGAAGCCGAGCGAGGGGGACTGATCGGTGGCCGACAACGAAGTCAACCTCGAGATCCTCGTCGAGATACAGGGCGCCCTTGGGCGCCTGCAGGACTTCGAGAAGGAAGGCGCCAAGTCGCTTGGCGGTATGGAGAAGGCGTTCGGCACGCTCAAGACCGCCGCTGCGGCCGCGGTCGCCTTCGTTGCCGGTCGCGAGGTCATCCAGTTCTTCCAAGAGGGCATCGAGAGCGCCATCAAGCAGGAGCAGGCGCTCGCGAAGCTCTCCTCGCAGCTCAGCCAGACGGGCGAGGACACCGACGACGCGGTGAAAGCGTTCGTCGACCTCGGCGACGAGCTCGAGCGGACGACGAAGTTCGAGGACGACGCCGTCATCAGCGCGGCCGCGCTGGCCAAGTCCTTCGGGCTGACCAACGACGAGGCGATCGGGCTAACCAAGGCGGCCGCCGAGCTCGCCTCGGTCACCGGGGACAGCCTCGAGGGGGCCACCAAGAAGCTCGCCGAGACCTACAGCGGCGCCACCGGAGCTCTCGACAAGCAGCTGCCCGTCCTCAAGAGCCTGACGAAGGAGCAGCTGGCCAACGGCGAGGCGATCCAGATCGTCCTCGACCGCTACGGCGGTTCGGCGCAGCGCGAGATCCAGACGTTTAGAGGCTCGATCGGGCAGACGGAGAAGGCGTTTGGCAACCTGCAGGAGGCCATCGCGGGATCGATCGTGCAGAGCCCGGTCGTCATCGCAGCCATTCAATCGATCGGCTTGGGCTTCAGTCGGCTCCAGGAGTACGTCGACAACAACAAGGAGTCGATAGACGGCTTCGTCAACGGCGCCGTCAAGCTCATCGCCACGAGCGTCCCTGTCGCCGTCGATGTGCTTGGTGGACTGATCAGGGGTTTTCAGTTCCTCACCATCGCGGGCGGCCTGGCCTTCTCGGGGTTGCTCGACGTCGTCTCGACGTTCGGCCGCGCTTGGCAGGTGACGATCGGCGCGGCGCAGGATGCACTGATCGGTCTCGTCGAGACCATGGTCAGGGGCGCAGCCGAGGTGCCTCTGCTGTCGACGGGCCTTGACCTCATCGGGATCTCGATTGAGGACAGCGCGACAGCCGTCGCTAACTTCCGCCAGGGCTACGCCCAAGCGATCGAGACGGGCCTCACCGAGACCGCAAAGCTGCGCGACGAGACCGCACAGTTCGCTGTCGATGCATCCGAGAAGTTTGACTCCTTCAACGAGGGCTTCAACACCTTCTCCGAAGGTGTTGCCGACATCACTCAGGGCATCTTTGACGCCGACACCAAGGTCATCGACAGCGGCACGAAAGTGGCTGTTGCGCGGAGCGAGGTCGCCCGGCAAACAGGCGAGGACGCCAAAGCTGTCGAGAAGCTTCGAGAGGAGTCTCAGAAGTTCCTCGATGCGGTATCAGTCGATGGCACTGGAGACGCAGAAAAGGCTCTCAACAAGCGCGACCAGGATCTCGCCAAGCTGCGCGAGTATTTCGCCAGCGGCGTTGTCAGCGCTCAGGACGCGGCCAATGCCGAGGTCAAGATCCGCGAGGTCGCGCAGGTCAGGGTCAACAAGATCCTCGACGAGGACGATGCGAAATACGAGGCGCAGCTCAAAGAACGCCTGGATAAGCTGAAATCAGCTGTGAACGAGGCTGCAGCGAATCCGATCAAATTCGCTGTCGATCAGCTCGAAATCAAGCCAATCGACGTCGGCGGCTTCGAGAGAGAGATCGGGGCTGCGGTTGGCTCTCTCAGCAAGATCCTCGACGGCAAATCAGGGGCGAAGAACCTGATCCAAGAGGGGGCGGGCGCCATCGCCGGCGCCTTGATCCCTGGGATCGGACCCGCTGTGAGCGGCATCGTCGGCAAGCTCGCCGAAGGCCCCGAGGCGACCAAGGAGTTCGTCAAAGGCTTTGTCGATGGCGTGCCGGACATCATGACGGCGGTCGCCGAGTCGATTCCCGTTGTCGTTGAGGTGCTGGTCGACAGCCTCATCAATAAGGGGGGCGCCGTCAGGATAGCCGTGGCCCTTGCCAAAGCTTTCGCTGGCGAGGCGATCCTCAAGTCGATCGGCAAGCAGATCGGCATCGACATCGGCGATGCGTTCAACGGGGACGTCATCGTCAAGAAGCTTGGCGATGGCTTCAAGATTGGCGCGGAGAAGCTCAGCAACCTCGGCGGAACGATCGCCGCAGGCTTCAATGAGGGTGTAGGGATCGCATTCCGGGAAATCTCGGAGATCACGACAGCCAGTATCCGCGAGACGTTCCATGCAGCATCTCGGGCGCTCCTCATCGATTTTCCAGCAAGGGTCTCCGAGCTCTTCTTTGTGCGCCTTCCTGAAGTCCTGCGGAACGGCTTCTTCACTGGCGCCCAAGCAATTGGTTCGGCTTTTGCCACTGGCACACGGTTCCTCTTGCAAGAGATACCGCGAGCCTTGGAGCAGGGCTTCACTGCCGGAGTCAACGCCATCGGTGCGGCGTTTACAGCCGTCGAGGCGTTTTTCACGCAAGAAGTACCGAACATCTTCGCAAACGTCGCAACGACGATCGCTTCGACTTTCACGACAACGATTCCGGCTGTATTCAACGATGCGATCACAAACCTAAAGTCGTCACTCACGGAAGCGCTCGGGGATCTTGCGCGCGGCATTTCGGAGACACTTTCCGGAGTCTTCACGCCCCTAGAGACTGCACTCGGGAGCTTTGCCTGGCCGACGTTCACATGGCCGAAGCTGCCGACGTTCACATGGCCGGAGATCAAACTCCCCACAGGATTTAAATTTCCGGAGATCAAACTCCCGTCGGCCTTCAAATTTCCAGAGATCAAGCTACCCACGGCCTTCAAGTGGCCCGAGATCGCTCTGCCGGCGGCCTTCCGCTTTCCGGATATCAACACTCCGCTCTGGCTCCAGCGGTTCGCCGACGCTGTCAACCAGCTCACGAACTTCGGCGGGATCGGCGGCGGGGGTGGAGGAGGCGGAGGCGTGCTGGGCTCGTTCGGCAAAGCGCTGGGCTTCGCCGAGGGCGGCCTCGTGCCCCCCGGCTTCCCGAATGACAGATACCCCGCGTGGCTCACGAGCGGCGAGCGCGTCCTGACTCCTCGCCAGGACGACGGCCTCATGCGCCTGCTCGAGGACATCGCCAGCGGCCGCGGCGTCCCCGCGCGCCAGACCTCGGTGCCCGCCGGTCCGATCCAGGTGGTGCTCCAGATCGGCGAACGCGAGCTCGCCAACGTGATGCTCGACCTCAACCGCCAAGGCTACAGGACGGCGTGATGGCCAAGGTTCGCCTCACAACGACGAACTATCTAGACCCGCAGCTGGTCAGCAACAGCTACGTGTCGAGCGCCCAAGCCGCGTTCCCCGTGAGCAATCTCTACAACGCTCAGCGGCGCAGCAAAGTGTGGCGCAGCAACGGGCATTGGGAGGTCACGTCCACCAACCAGACGATCGTCTTCCGCGAGACGGCCGCCGGCCCGGACCTCACCGCCTTCGTCGGCGTCGGCGACTACAGCTCGACGGCGGCGCTGTGCGCGGCGGTCAAGGCCGCCCTGGAGATCGCTGGCGCCAGCACCTATACCGTCTCGACCGACAACAGCACCAAGAAGCTGAAGATCGCGTCGAACGGCGGCGGTGGCGACGGGACGTTCCGCTTGCGCTGGACCGCAGTCGCGGCGGCGGGCTTTGCCGCAATGACGGGCTTCGCCACCGACGTCGACGACACCGGCGCGCTCACCTACACCGCCGACGAGCTCAAGATCCACACCGACGAGTGGATCAAGTGGGACATGGGGATCTCGACCAACCCCACGGCGTTCATCCTGATCGGCCCCCGCAACGCACCGATCAAGATCAGCCCAAGCGCAGTGATAAAGCTGCAGGGGAACGAGACGAACGTGTGGACCGCGCCGTCGTTCGATCTCACGATCCTGCACGACGACGAGGTCATATCGCTGTTCAGCCCGGGCGGCCTGCACACCGAGGCGCTGCGCTATTGGCGCCTGCAGGTCATCGACCCGAGCAACAGCAACGGCTACGTCGAAATCGGCTCGCTGTTCCTTGGGATCTTCTTCGAACCGACGCGCGGCGCGGCCGTGTTCCCGCTCGGAGCTCAGCCCGTCGATCGATCGACGACGATGTTCTCCGAAGGCGGGCAATCGTTCTCCGACCGGCGCCAGAAGACCGAGCGCTTCCAGCTTTCGTGGCAGCACCTCACGATCGCCGAAAAGGAGGAGCTGGACGCCGTCTTCGACGAGTTCGGCACCAGCGATCCTCTGTTCGTCGTGCTCGACCCGGACCTGGCCTTCTCGACGCGCGTCAGCAAGTACACGCGCTACGTCAAATTCGAGGGCGATCCGCAGTGGTCGCTCGAGACGCCGGGCAACTTCAGCTACGCGATGACGCTGCGCGAGGAGCTGTGATGGGGTGGAAGGTTTGGGGCGACCCGTGGCCAACGGCCGAGTCGATGCAGGACGCGTCGCTGTTTCAGACGGTGCAGTTCAACGCCGACGTGATCCTGCGCGCGGCGCGCACGTGGATCATCGTGTTCGGCAATCCCGCATTCACGTCGCTTTCGATGAAGATCTACAGCAACGACGTCGTCAACGGGAAGAACACGCCGCGCAAGCTCTTGCACACGTCGACCGACGTCCGAACCAAAGCCGAGATCCACACCCAGCCATATGCGGTGAGGGAGATCTACTTCAACTTCGGCGACGTGCCCATCAAGGGGAGCGACAAGTACAACTTCGTCATCAACGGCGTGGGCTATACCCCCACCGGCGGCAGCCACCTCGCTTGGCGCAAAGCCTTCCCTGACCCGGTCTACGCGAGCGGCTACACGCCCGCCATCGAGACGATCAACCGCGCGCCCTACGGGGTCTATTTCATCGGAGGTGGCTTCTGAGCTACGCCGCGAACCTGCTGCTGGAAGGCACCGATGGCGGGTATCTGCTCGTCGTCGTGCCGCGCCGCTTCGTGGCAGGCTGGACGGTCGTTGCGGGCAGCGTCTACAAGGCGCCCTTCGCCTTTGGCCAAGTCGTCTCGGTGCGCTCCGATGACGCCGACCTGGTCGAGGTGGCAAGCGCGGCCGCGCTCACCTCGAGCGGCAAGTTCTACTACGACGTCGACGCCGCAGAGCTCTACGTCCACGTGGGTGCCGACCCGGCCACCAAGGACATCGTCGCCGGC